GCCTTGCAACAAAGCTCCTACACCACCACCTATTGCACTTGCAATCATTGGACTTGCAACAAGTCCTAATCCTGCTGGCCCTAGTATTGCTGGCGCTGCTAAACTTAATATGGTTGATAACATTTTACTCTCCTACTGAAGCCATTCTTTGAACAAGTCTTTCTGCTCTGTTTGTTACTTGAGTATACCACTTGCTTGATTTCATCTCTTTGCTTGCACCTACCCAATTTTGTTTTTCTATATTTGTTTTTAGTTTACGAAATTTTCCTAGCCTTGTGTAGCCCATATTAAACATCATATTGCATAAAATTAATTGAACTTCTTCTGGCATTTGGTCAAAATCTTTATACATTCTTCTACAATCGTCTATGGTAGTCATAACATCTTCTGCAAAAACTGTATTTACACGCCTTTTCCATATTATATTCTGGCTCAGATTTTTTACATAAATGACCAATGCCGTAAGTTTTGTAACCAAGGTGGTCATTATAAATTTCATATTTACAACCTTCATCTATGGTAAGCTCTTCTCTTAACTTATCTATGTTCATTTTCTTCTCCTTTATCTTTTGGTAAATATACGTCAACATGTGAGTCGCATTCTGGGCAAGAAAGATTAGTTGCCATGCAAAAATCCTCATTTTCTTCACTAATGTCATGGTCTCCGCCCCAAATTAACTTTGTATTACAATGCCAACACTTCATTTATTTCTTTGTCTTTTTAGTTTTTTTAGGTTTTTCTATGTTTTTAGCATGTTTCATATAAAAATAACTACTAATTTTGTTAAATATTTTAGATAACTTTAAATATAATTTACTTATCATTTTTTATTTGCCTTTCTAATTGCCTCTTTACCCTTTTTAAATATACTTGCTACTTGTGTTTTGCCCATAACTTTTGCTCTTTGCTCACCCACAGTTAAGATTTGGATTTTTCTTGCATACGGTTTATTAATTTTTTTAACTTTTGCGACTGTCGCTTTAGCATCTGCTGGAGTAGCAAATTTAATTCCAACTGTATCTTTAGGGTTTTCATCAGTGTATAAACGTCTACCAGAGCCTTTTGGTTTTTTTCCTGTTCCAACTTTCGGGTCTTTTCTTTTTTTCATAGTATTTATTCTTAAGTGCCTAAATAAGTCTTGCACTACTTCTTTCTTTTAGCTTGTTTAAAATTTTTTTTTGTTGGCGCTCCTTTTTCCCCTTTCTTTCTCATCTTTTCACCACTCCCTGCTTTAATTCTTTTTCTTTTTGCATGTATATTTCTATATAAACTCATTTAGTTAAACCTTTCTGCTTCTCATATGTCCTGAGTCCCCCGATTCCGAGCATGCCGCCTAAAACCGTGAGAAGTGTCCCCATATCAAATTCTGGCAATTCTGGTAATTCTGCACCAGCAAATGTAGCGCCGAATACAATTAAATCTTTGAGTATAAAATGATAGGCAAAAGCAATCGCGCAGACCCACCCAACTGCTGGGCGCCAGCCGCCTTTAAATAGACTGCCTGAAGCGGCTTCTGCTTTATTAATTTCTAACTGACCAAGTAACGCTTCTTGCATGTCTTTCGGACATAGTGGCTATCTCGTGAGCCAACTTCGCTTTTTGGTCTTTGTCTTCTATAAACTTATCAAGCAGTCCTGTTACAGGCCCTATTAACGCTTGGAGCATACACATTCCTTTCTTTTAAATCTATTATCAATCCAACATTTCCCATAGTAAAGAATAAAAAGCCAAATTGTAAATAAAACACCTTCAAAGTAGCTTAAATCATTCCAAGCATTTAGTATTGTTGATTCCATTAATATAACCTCGTATCTTTATTAACATTAACTAATTTACAATAACAGTCATAGTCTCTTGTTTCTTCACCCATTCTAATAGTCTGGTTGTCTAAATAATTTTTAAAGTAATCACAGCTATTAATACTTGCAAAGTGAGCTTGACCACTAGGTAATCCATTTAACATACAAACTAATAAAAACGCAACTTTCATGAAATTGCACTCGTATTCACCCTTATCTTGTTTATCTCCTGTATACTAGCAATAACATGCAATCTTCCTGCTGTTGCTGCTTGTGCTTTTAATATTTCACCACCTTTTAAAACTAAACTATTAATTAATAATTCTTTTGTGCTTAAAGCGCCTATTTCTTCTAATTTATACACACTAAATATAGCAGAGGCAGTATCTGTTAAAGTAACCGTTATTGTATCATTACTGCCAGAATCATTAGACACCAAAATAGAAGTTATAACGGATACGTTAAAATCTGCATTACTTGGTGCTGTATATATAGTTGTGTTATTTGTGGTCGTTAAATCAACTTTAGCATTTGTAATTCCTTGTAAATATTGCGGTATTGCAGTAATTAACATTATCTTCTTCCATCTTCTCTTAAATCAACTCTTGGTGTGCCTAACTTATATTTTGACCCAATCTGACTTGATTCATACCTTAAAACAAAAGACCTTCCTCTAATCCTATAATCTATCTTATTTGTAAACTGTTCAATAGGACTGGTTGCTGAACGTTCTATAGTTCCAGAGCCAGTTTGGTCATAATTAGAACCAGAAAAGTCTTTAGCCTTTACTGTAAGAGAAACGGTTGGAGTTGTAGTATCAGACCCTTTAAAACTTACATCTGGTATTATTCTATTTATAGAAACAAACTTATGACCATCACCTATATCCATTGGAGCAGACTCAATAAAAGAAGTCATAGCCGAACCATCATCATCATTTCCACTTTCATGATTATATAAATAACTAGAGCCGGTAGCTTGAGGCAGTGTTCTAATGCCTCTATCCAACCACGCATCCCTTGCTAAAGTGCCATAATACCAAACATTTTCTATATAATTATATATTACATACGCATCTATATCTGTGCTACTTGCAGTAGGATAAAACCAAATAACCTCTCCATACTCAGAGTTTACACCAGCATGAACTTTATCTTTTTGTTCTAAGTTTATATCTAAAAATATTTTATTTTTTACAGTGCATGGCAATTGTTGTGTTTGTCCACTGTAAACATAAAAAGAATCTATACCCATCCAATAAACTGTATCGTCTACTGCCACCGCTGACTTACTACTCATTATAGTTATATTTTTAGACAGCTCTTGCAGGCCAAATGTATACGGATGACCAGTAAATGTCATAGAGTGCAAAGACCTGTTTGTTAAAACTAAAATTTGTTGTTTTGTTTCAACAGCTTGCACAAACTCTGAGCCACCACCTAATCTTAAATCTCCTGCTGTGCTTGTATCAGAAGGAAACCACTCAAGAGGATTTTCTTTTGCAGAAAACCTAATTAACAATGGGTCTTGAACTCCATCACCATCAGTTGCCCCTAAAGCACCAATGCCATCACATCCAAAAGCAATTACATGTCTACTTATATCTGTAACCATAACTTGCTTTGCAACCGTAGGTATGCTTGTTTTTGTGCCTGCTCTTGTATTTAATAATACGGCTGCTGTTGATAGACCATTTGTTTTATCCCAATAATAAATACCACCATCTCTAGGGTTTATAATTAAATCCTCTCCAAAGTTATCATGAGTCCATGTTCTTATTTGCGCTCCATCTGTAGTAATTGCAGATGCAACACCCCATCCAGTAAAGTCATCAGTAGAATTAGCATTACCTTTTGCAAGTCTTACAAGAGTATCGTCATCATGAGTAACGGCATCTGTTGAAGCATTACTACTGCCATGATTTGCTGTATTTACATTAGAACTAGCTCCTGAGCCTGCATACGCTCTTGTAACTGTCATTGTATTATCATCAGTTGTTGCTGAGACAAGCATTAACTCATTATCAATTAATATAACATCATTAGCTGTATTCATGCCTGTTTCATCATCAACATCTATTGCTGTTTCACTATTATCTAATGCTTCATTTAATTGTGTTGCTAATGCACCACTTGTTGTTCCGCCCCATTGACCTGCGCCCCATCCTGTTCCACCAACACTTACATCAAGACCTACATTTATTTGATAGACACCAACAGTGCTGCCTCCACCAGAACCTGTATCTGAGCTATTTGCAGCTGCACTTACAGTAATTGTGTAAACATTAGAACTTACTATACTTGTTATTTGATGCTCTGCGTTT